TTTATCTCTACTTAAAAGTTGTATGTCTCTTACCTCAACAAAAGGTAACCAAAACTCTATTTTATCTAATATAGCATCTTGTACACCAAGTAAATTTTCTTCTGTAATATGTTCAAACAAAAGTCGTCTTAATCCTATTCCTAAATTTGGTTGGAAAAATCTTTCACCTTCTTCCGTTTGTAATAAATTTCTTATATTGTTTTTTACAGCTTCAATGGTCGTTGAAGTGGTTGCAAAAAATCCATCCAATCCATCACCTCTACGAATTGGTAAATCAATACCAACTTTAACACGAGTATCATTGTCTTGAATAAAAGGTTTTCTTGATGTATCTCTAATAGCCATTATATTAATTCCTGTTGGTCATCAACTGATAATTTAACAGTTGTGTATTCTCTTTGTCCATCTTCATCTTCAACATCAAATGAATCTAATGAGTCAGGGTCTTCACCTATGTAAACATAACCTACTGATTCCAATCCACCATCCGACTTACCTAAATCTAAACCAGGTAGTATAGAACCACCCTCTAATAAAGGCATTATCGCCTTTTTAATTTCACCTTCTAATTTATCAATAGTTTTTCCAAGTCCAAGTGGGTCACCAAGTTTTCTTAATGTTTTTAAAACAGGTTGATATTCACCTAATAAAGTTTCTAATTCTATGTTCACAGGTAAATCAGGACTTTTTAAACTTTCAACAATGACAGGAGCTTTTAATTGAGTGATTGTCAAATTAGCTTCAGTAAGAGTTTCTACAATAGCTTCAGCCATATACTGAGCCTCTCTTTCAATATAAGAACCCTCAGAAGTATCAGGTTCTGGTGCACCTACATCAGAATAAGCTTGAAGTTTAGCGTCTATGATTCTCTGTTTCAATCCCATTATTATCTTCCAAGTTTTCTACTAGATTTTTCTATTGACTTTTCTAATACTTCACTATAATCTTTATTTAAGAATTGTGACATTGGGTCACTTGATGGAACTGGTTGTGTTCCATTCATCATATCACCATAATTTTTTC